CCGCACTGCCCGCACCGATCCGGTGAGGAAGGATGAGGTGCCGCCCGAATGGGACCCGACCTCCAACGCCGCTGATCCCGAGAACACGCTGGTCGTCCCCGCGAGCGTCTGCTGATCGAATTGGATCCACGGTCCCGTGTCGGTCAGGCGGTAGGAGAACGTGACGACGTGCTGTCCGGCGCCGTTGTTCACGTCGAGGGACCCTCGTACCCCGGCCGCGGCTGTGGGAACCGGTGTCACCGAACTGATGATGGAACGCCCGCCGGTGGTCCCATCGGTGGACCACACCACCTGCAGCTGCCCGGTGGCGCTGATCCACAGCCCGTAGGACCTGGCGGTCGTGTACTTCGAAACGATCGACTGGCCCGAACCGGTCGCCCAATTGTTGACGTGGAGATCGGCTTCGATCTCGAAGTCACCGACGATGTCCAGCGATGCATGGTCAGGTGTGGAGGCGTAGGCGCCGGAGGTGCCGGGCAGCCGGAGCCGAGTCGACGCCGCCACCGCGGGGATGGTCAGGCCGCCCTGCTGCAGCGGCAGGCCCGTCGTCTGGGTGGTGAGCAGTCCGGAGTAGATGCGCGGGTCGGGTGCCACGAACGCGCACTGCGCGACGCTCTTCCCGACGGCGATGTTGTCGGCCGTGACCCGCACCTGGCGCGGCCGGCCGAACATGACGAACTCGCTGCCGCCCCACTCGAACCGGAGCTCCGGCAGTTCACCCGTTGGGCCCACAGCGGTGAACGCCGCCGTGAGCTGCTGGTGCGCGACGAGCCACTCCGCTTTCGTCGACCCGCTGCGGTACACCGAGAGCGGGATGAGCACGACCGCCTGGTCCACCCATTCGGCACCGACCACCGACCCGTGGCCATAAGGCCGCTCAGCCGACTGCGGGTCGCGTGTCGTCCTCGACCACGGGTCCCACCCCGGGAGCACCGTGTACGGCGTCCCAGGGCCCAGCAGCAGCGAACCGCTGGAGCGGACGAGCTGCACCTGGTCTGCGGCGAGCGGCATCAGGAGACCCCCTCGTAGGCCAGGGCGTTCATGAGCTGGCGGGTGTCGAACGTCCCGCCGACCGACTCGACTCGGAGGTTGTCGATGTGGATGCCGGGGCGGCTGGCGCCATCTCCGACGTACGTGCGCGGCGCGACCGGCTGCGCGAATGCGGACTGCCCGGCGAGCGATGCCGCCCGGAGCGCTTCGACACCGCGGTGCCCGCCCATGGCGCGCACCTCGTCCCTGGTCAGGACGTGCTCATCAGGGGTGAGCATCGCCGGTACCACGTCGCCGGCGCCCGAAGGACCGTGGACGCGCCCGCCCTTCGAATACGGGATGGCTTCGCCCCCGGTGGGGAGGAAGTCGTGCCAGTCGCCCTGCGCGGTGTATTTGAACGAGATCGTCACTGTCCGTTGGATGGACGCGAGCCAGTTCTTGACGCTCTGCGCTTGGCCGATGACCTTGTTGACGCCGTCGAGCCTGATCTCCGCCGGGTAGTCGTCGGAGAAGTCGAGGCCCGCGTCGCGGGCGTCCTCGAACCCTTGAACGATCTGGCCGATAGGGACATTCGACTGGTCAGCGACCATTTCGAGGGCTTCCTCGAAGGAGTACCCCTTAGCGATCAGTTCGTCCACATATGCTTTCGCGTTGATGATCGCCTGGGCGTAGCTTTTCTCCATGCCGGCCATCTCGAGCGCGGTAACGGCACCCATCCGGCCGGTCTCGGTAGAGAGATCGGTGAGTTCCGCTCCAAATTCGCCAGCCGCGTCACGCGCAGTGTTGAACGCCTCTTGCAGCAGCCCGATGGCTTCCTGGGAGAGCCCTGCTGCTTCGGCCGCGGCGATCAGTTGCGGGGGAATCTCTCCACCGGTCGCTTTGGCCATCTCTCCTGCGGCGGCGGCAGCAGCCAGGTATGCCTCGATGAGGGCCATCTCGGCTTCGATGGCCTCATCGGAGGCGACCCCGTGCTCGTCGACGGCTTCGTTGTAGGCGTCCTGGGCTTCTTCGTAGGCTTGGAGTGCGCGCACCGCTGCGAACACGGGGTCAACTTGGGCGCGCATTTCATCGGCCAGTTCCTTCAGCGCCGCGACCGAAGCGCCCACCTTGTTGGCGAAGTCTTCCTGAGCGGCCGCGGCATCCTCGTTGACGACGGCCTGCTTCTCAGCTTCCGCGTTGTACTCGTCCAGCAGAGGGAGGATCAGCTCGAGCTCTTCTTGGCTCATCCCGGTGGCTTCACCTACGAGCCTGAGCGCCTCCTGGGAGTCCATACCGTCGATGACGAGCTGCGCCATGGCCTTGTCGAGCGTGTCGACGGCGTCGTTGAACGCTTCCATGTCGCCCTCGCCTCGGCGCACGAGGTCAGACAGGTTGCCCTGCTCGTCGGCCATTTCCTGGGTGATGGCAATGGAATGTTCGAGCACCGTGATGTACTGGTTTCCGGTGTCGATCATGTCGCCGCCGCCGAACGTATCCTCACTGATTTCGATGAGACGCAGGGCTTCGCGAAGCGGGCCGGTTATGCCCGAGAAATCGGCTTCCTTGATCTTGAAGGTCTGCCCGATGGTCTGGAGGTTCTTCAGGTCGTCGGCCAGGACGTTCACGTCGAGGCTGGCCTCTTTAGACTCCCCGCCGATACTGGACACCGCTGTCGCGATGAAGGCGATCCCGGTCAAAATGATGCCGACCGGGCCCAACCGCTTGAGCGCCAACGCGAACGCCCCGATGGCAATCGCGGCCTGTTGGATCGGCTCGGGCAGGGCGCTGAACATGGAGATCATGCCGCCGACCAGGCCGATCGCGACTTCAACGAACGGCATCAGCGAATCGATCGCCAGGGTCAGGCCTTCGGCGATTTGCACGGCGAGGTCCGCGAGCATGGGGATCAGGGGGGCGATCACCATCATCATGTCCATGAGCGCGTCCCGGAACGCTGGGGAAGCCAGGGCAAGCCCGAGCACTCCGGCGGCGACAGGGTTGATTGCGGCCGCAAGGCCGCCCATGCCGATCGCCGACAGCGCCGAAGCGGAACCGGCGGCTGCGGCTGCGGCTGCGAACGCCGTCAAAATCGGGGCGCCGGCTGCGAGGTAGTCGAGGATCTCGACGACGTCGATATCGGCGATCGACTCGGTGAAGTTCTGGATCGCCTCGCTGGCGCGGATGAACCCGGGCTCAGCTCGCTCCGAGAGGACGTCCATCGCCTCACGCAGAATGTCCTCGAACGCGCGGAGCGCGTCAGCGGCGTCGTTCGCCCACTGGACCGCCGCGCCGCCGCCCTGCGGATCGATGAAGGGTTCGGCGATCGCGGACCCGATGTCGCGGGTGGCGCCGGCGATCCGGTCGAGGGCCCCGACCCAGGTCTCGCGGAGGCCCTCGGCTGCTCCGGCGTATTTCGTGCCGAGCTGGTCGACGAGGGTGTCCATGAACTCGGTCGCGTCGACGGCGCCCGCAGACATGGACTCGCGCACCTCGGCGGCGGTCATGCCCCACGCTTCACCGACAAGAGTGGCGGCGTCGATGCCCCTGACGCCGAGCTCGTTGAGATCTTCGGCGGTGACTTTCCCGACCGAGCTGATCTTGGAGAGGATCAGGACGACTTCCTCAATCGACTGCGCCGACCCGCCTACGGCCACGACACCGTCCTGCAGCGCCCGGAAGGTGGGGACGATCTTCTCCGCCTCGACACCGAAGCCGATCAGAGTCTGCTGGGCTTGGATCCACAGTTGCCGAGGGAACGGGGAAGTCTGCGCGAACGCCGCGAGCTCCTCCATCTGCGCGGCGGCGGCAGCGGCCGAACCGGTCAGGGTCTCCAACGCACTGCCCGCGGTCTGCTGCAGCGAGTTGTAGGCGACACCAGCGGAGATCGCCGACGCCGTCCACCCAGCTGCCGCCGCGGCTCCGACGCCTACCGTCGCTGCCAGGGTCTGCCCCAGCGCGATCCCGGTCTGCTGCAGCCCCTCGAGCGCGCGCCGCGGCGCGGCGGCGGCGTCCGCTATCGACCGAGTAGCGTCGGCCGCTTTCTTCGCGTTGCTGGTGTAGCCGCCGACCAGGAGGTCCAGGCGGACTTGCATGCTGCGTTCTGCGGCCACTCCACACCCCCGTCAATCAGCCTGGAATGGCACACTGAGGGGATGGCCCCTGAAGACTTCGAGTTCCGGACGATCAACATCACGCCGTCGTCGATGACGAAACGGAAGCGTTTCGCTGCGAAACGCGCCGAGGAACTCACGGCGATCCAGTCGGAAGGCTGGGAGATCATCGGTATCGAACCTGAGCGGCTCTTCCGCCGCGGCGACAAGGTCACCGTCAAACGGCCCGCTCGGCCTTCACCCGGCGTTCCGTTGGGCGACAGCGGATCCTGGTGGTCGCAGTTGGACCCGAAGCAGCAAGCCGCTTATGGGCTCACTGTGCTGGCTGCAGTCATCCTGGTGCTCGGCATCGCGTCGATGCTCTAAAGCGGATTCCACGGTTTGAGAGGCACTTCGGCCGGTCGCATGTCGACCACCCACCGCTTCACATCCGGGTGGTAGTCGTTCCCGTCCGATTCCCTCTTCTGCTCGATCGCGGCGCAGCCTTGACAGGTCTGCTCCCGGACCTCGTACCAGCCCTCAGAGTCGGGATTCCACGCTTCGTGCCGCGGCTGGCCGCAACCAGGGCAGCGCAGTTGCTCCGCGAGCATGGAAGCGACCGCGAGTACCCGGTCGACGAACGTCCACACCTTCGGGTTCAACGGCACCCCATCAGGGCCGGTGCCGCGGAGGATTACCCGCGGCGGGACGCCCCACTCCCGCGCCGCCCGGAGCTCCGTGGCGACGTGATGCCAGCGCGGGCGGACGAGGAGCTCGGCGAGAAAGGGGCCTGCACCGCCGGTGCCGACGACGTCATTTCCTTGTAGCGGTCCACCAGTTCGAACAGGGAGGCTTCTCCGCAGCGCTCGCGGATCTTCTGCAGTCGCTCCCAACCGAACCCGGCGGGCCCGAATGCGATCTGCCTGCCGTCGGCGGTTTCGGCCTTGATGATCGCGTCGGCGAGTTCCACTAGGAACAGGGTCTCGTTGTATTTTGCGGTGTCGTTCTTGTCGAGCTGCAGGTCTTCAGCGGCTTTGTCGCGGATCTCCTTGCGGTGCTGGGTTGTTCGGTCTTCGAGGGTCACGGTCATCACGGAGCTGTACAGTTCCGCTTCGACCTGCTCCAGTTCGGACTCCACCGTTTCGGGGGTGCGGTCGCCGACGCCCCGCTCGGAGGGCTTGATGCGCTTGGTGACGGCCAGTTCGTCTTCGAGGCGGCCGCGTTCGGCGATGAGGTCGCCGCGCTGCAGGATTTGGGCCGTCGTGGTGATGCCGCGGGTGCCGTCGATCCACGCGTCGAGGTCGAAGTCGGCGCCGAGGGTGGGCTGTTCGGTCATTGGTGCTCCCAGGTTCCCCAGGTTCAGGTTGAGCCCGCCGTGCAGCACCTGGGATGGCTGCACGGCGGGAGTTTCAGGCAGTGACCTCGTACCGGGTCAGGGTGGTGACGTCCGAGAGGATGTCGACGTACCCGTCGTCGGGGTTGATGTACTTGCTGTCGGCGAGGAACACGCGGACGTCTCCGGCGGGGATGGATTCGACGCGGTCGGCGATGGCGAGGTCGCCGTCGAACTCCTGGTGCGTGGTCATGGTGAAGACCACGACGCCGGCGTTGCCGTTCTCGACGCGGATCTTCGACCCGGCGGGAACCTTGTCGCCGCCGCCGGCAGGCGTCACGGAAGTGGGTTCGATGCCCGAGGAGGTGGGGACGTGGGCGGTCAGAATGGCCATGTCGTCCTCCTACGCTGCGACGACAGCGCGAGTGGTCGCGCTGCCCTGCTTGAGCATCGGCACGGTCGCCTTCAGGTACCCCTGCCCTGTGCCGCCCTGGATCTGCGCCTCGTCGGCCATCAGCTTGTACGCCTCGACCTGCTGACCGGCCGCGTAGGCGGCGTCGCGAGGCAGGCCCAGACGGCGCACGAACGTGCCGAGCGCCTTGTAGTCGAGCCACTGGAGGACGTCTTCGACCTCCCAGGCGAGCAGGTCGTTGTCCCACTGGCGGAAGAGCTCGAACCGGCCCATGTAGTTCTTCATGGTCGGCGCGTCGGTGTTCGCCGTTTCGCAGACGGCCCGCTCCGATGTGGTGTCGGAGCCGTCCATGCGGACTTCGTAGGTCGACACCATGATGCAGGTCAGGTCCCTGCCGGTGGCGAGCTCGGCGAGTGTGGGTGCGTCGATGCTGGCGATTCCGTCGTCGCCCGGCACCCACGTGAGCCGGGTGACGCCCTGGTCCACAAGTCGTGGCACAGCTGTCTCCTCTGGTTGTGCCCGGAGTGCGGGCGTTGGTTAGGTCTGCTCGACGAGCAGCTCGTACCGGTCCATCGCGACGATCGCTCTGCGAGAGAGGACCTGTTCGTCGCGTCTGGCCGGAAGTGAGAAGGTGTGGTCGATCTGCCCGCACGAGAACCCGGGGATGGTGGGGCGCTGGTCTTCGATCGCGGCGGCGATGGTGATGGCGATCCACTCGGCCATGCCCCTGTCGGGGGCGACCGCGGTCACCTGCCACCGGTAGGTCCGGCCGGTCGACTGGTTCGACACCTGGTCTTTTTCGGGGGTTCCGGTGTCGGGCCAGAACACGGCATACCGCGCCGGGATCGACTCCGAACCGTCCTCGTCAGGTGCACCGGAATCGAACACGGTCACCTGCGGGACCGCCGCGGCGATGAGCGCGAGGATCGAGTCGTTGACGCCCACTAGCGGCCGTCCGGCCAGCGCGCGATATTCCTGCCCGCCCGGTCGATGATCGACTCGACGCGGTCGTCGAACGCTTGGAACAGGTGCGGTTTCGGGCCGGTGTTGACCGACCCGAACTCGATGCCCGGTCCCATACCGCCCTGTTTGCGGCGGGTCTCGGGGCCGACGATCATCGAGAACCTGCCCGGTCCCTGCTCGACTTCACTGGTGATCGAGCGGGCGTAGTGCGGCAGATAGGTTTCGGTGACTTGGGTTCGGAGGATGTCGCGGGCGTGGTAGCGGGTCCATTTGCCGCCGTGCTCCAGGGCGTCCTGGATCCCTTCGGGCATCTGGCGGGCGATTTCCTCCAGGGCCGCAGCGGTTTCGCGGACGTTGACGAGTTCGACGCGCATGTCCACGGCGGCCTCCTCAGTCGGTGATCTGGTCGACCAGCAGCCGCTGCGCGGTCGCGTAGCTCTTGTTGTGGAGGCCCGCGATCCGGTAGGTGCTGCCGATCAGTTGCGGGTCGATTGGGGAGGCAGTGATGGTGGCTTCGTCGTCAACCGAGAAGGGGCCAGCACCGATCGGGAGGTGCAGGTGGTAGCGCTGCTCGGTGTAGACGTGGTCGCCGGATTCCTTCGCGGACTCGTGCGGCTCGTACGTCTGCACCTTGCATTTCCCGGTGTAGATCGTGGCGGTCGGCGCTGGCGTCCGCTCCCCGTTCTCGTCGACCGGCCCCGGTTGGCCGGTAACCCTGGTGATGGTGCAAGTGCTGGTCATGAGTGCTTCGGCTGAGGCGCGGCCGCGCAGCAGGGGGCCTACGGGTGAGGGCACGGTCGCCTCCTATCCGGGTGTGACCGTCCAAGCGCCGCGGCGGCGGCCCATGACGCCGAGTTTGCGGCGAAGGTTGTCGACCATGGCGGCGCCGAGGACTTCACTCGCGAACGTCTCGGTGTAGTCGTCGATGGTGACCTGCCTGCGCCCGCCGGGGTTCTCGTAGATGACGGAGGCGGCGTCGAGGCAGGCGTCGACGATGTCGCCGGGGAGCTCGGTGTACCCGTGCGAGTAGGTCACGCGCACTCGCGGGGTCCACACCCCGAAATTGCGGGAGCGGGGCCAGCCCATGAGTCGGCTGGTGTTCCACCACGGCTGCCCGCGGGTCAGCTCGGCGCCGATACGGGTGTAGTCCCGGTCCTCGACCATGGGCAGGTCGGGCGCACCGAAGTCGCCGACTTCCACCACCGTCAACGGGTGGGTGTCGTCGACGACCGGGGGCCGCTGCGGCAGCGTCAGGACCCTCGTGCCCCCGACGAGAAGGACAGTGTCGTTCTCGACGAGGGTGAGGTCCTGGCGGGTGAGCGCGCGGATGATCCCGGACGCGTCAGCGATCGCCTGGTCGGCGGAGTCCTCGTCGAGGCTGCCGACGTCGATGTGGAGGCGGGCGGCGAGCTGCGCCGTCGTGATCAGCGGGTCCACCGCCCACCTCCTTTCCCGGCCACGGGCCTATTCGGCGATCGTGTTGAGTTGCTTGACCAGGGACGCCCGGGGGCGTTCCTTGCCGCGCTCGACATCGAGCGCTTCGCGGGCGCGGTCCTTGTCGTCGCCGACCCAGTCGAGGATGTCGGAGACGTTCCCATCCGGGACGCCCTCGCTTTCCTCGGTGGGCTCGTCGCTGGGCTCCTCCTGCGGGTCCTCGTCAACCTCTGGGGCCTCCACTTCGGAGACGTCCTCGGGTTCGGGGTCCGCTTCGAGGACGGTGACGGGGCAGCGGGTCGCGAGCATTGCCCGCGCCGCCGCGCCCTCCCAGACGCTCCCCTCGGAGGCGCGCAGCAGTGCACCGTTCACGTAGGTGCGGAACTTCTGGTCAGCGCGTACACGCATGATGGATGGCCCTTCTACCCGGCGGCGTGTTCGATGACGACGCCGCGCTTGAACAGGGACGCGTCGCCGGTGGTGATGTCGGTGGGGACACCGAAGTCGCCGACCCAGGACCAGGCGGAGCTGATGACCTGCTGCAGCCGGTCCTGCGGGGGCCGGACGATCCGGGCGACCTGGACGTTCGCGGCGGCGTCGATCATCGAGATCGAGGGGACGTCCGCGACGTCGGTTTCGGCGAGGAGGCGGCCCATCTCCGCGAACGGGGCGGCCACGACCGCGTCGGCGCCGAGCACGATCGGCTGGTGCACGTCGACCGAGCCGATGGTGCGGGTCGGGGACTCCTCGTTGCGGACGAAGTCGATGCCGGCGATGCGACCGACGGCGAGGTCGGCCCACACCGTGGAGGCTTCGCCGCGGCCCTGGTAGAGGCGCTGGAACTCTTCGTCGTCGAACAGCTGGTTGAGCGTCTCGGCGTCGATGTGCGCGACGTACGCGCCGTCGATCGTGGGGACGTTCATGCGCCGCAGCCGGGTGGTCGCGGCCCGGAACAGCGACAGGGTCGCCAGGGACGAACCGGTGAGGTCGAACGCGGTGTCCACGCCGGCGGGTCGCAGCGACGTGGGGGCGTTCGCGGAGACCACCGACTCGCCGACGACGTCGACGCGGGTGGTGCCCAGCGTGAGCGTCAGGGTTCCGGCGTTGACGCCGGTGACGGTGTTGGCGACGCCGTCGATGGTGACGTCGAGCGGGTTCGACGCGGACACTTCGGTGGGGACGCCGTTCACGACCACGTGGGTGAACCCGTCGACGGAGTCCACGACCATGGACGTGTCGGTGGTTGCCGCCTCGGTCACCCACGTGCGCCCGCCCGAGTACGCCCCGTAGAGCTTGTTGCGGGCGATGTGGTTGAGGGACTGGCCCGCGCCGGTGGCGAGGATCTGGATGTCCCGCAGGAACTTCGACGCGAGCGTCATCGACGACTGCAGCATGTTCGTGTCGATCGCGTCGCCGTACTGGTCCATGGTCACCGACCACTGCTCGACGGCGTACGTCGAGGGGGACGGGTCCGACCCGGTGATCGGCGTCGACTTGGGCTCCAGGAGACCGGTGCGGGTGAACGTCGCCGTGTCGCCCAGGCCGCCCTGCCACGCCTCCGAGCGGGCCGCCCGCGGGTACAGGAACTCCGGCGCGAGCGCGTCCTGGAACATGCGGTCGAGCAGGCCGTCCTGCATGATCGCGCGGATCGCCGCAGGCAGCGTCGATCGCACGTCGTGCCGGGCCAGGTCGAACCAGCCCCGCTTGATGGTGGTGCTCATGGTTGTGTCTCCTCTGTGATGGTGAGCTGTACGAGCTCGGGGTATTGGGTGGCGATCTGCTCGAGACCGAGCAGCGCCGTCTGGGTAATCGCCGACACCGCGGCGCAGACGCGCCCGCCCTCGACCCGCTGCTCGTGCCCGTCCACCTCGAGGTGGAACCGGCCCTCTCCCAGGGAGGCTGCAATGCGGATCATGACGATTTGAGTCGCAGCCCGTACTTCGCGGCCTGGGCGGCGACGTCGTCGCGGCTGGCCGTCCGGTAGTCGAGCTTCGGGGCGTCACCGCGGGCACCCTGCGAAGGGTCCGGGCGCGGCTTCGGCGGTTTCGGGTCTTCCGCCTTGGGTTTGCCCCAGTGCGGTTTCGACTCGAGCAGGTCCGCGAGCTGTTCACGGATCGCGTCGGTGTTGACGTCGTCGCCGTCGACGAACTCGCCGGCGTCCAGAACCGCGACCGCGTCGGACGGGTCCGCGAACTGGTCGGCCGCGATCGCGGCGATCTCCGCCCGCACGGCCCGCCGCATCGCCGCATCGGCGCGCTGCTCGGCCGCGGACTTCTCCTCGGCCAGGCGTTCCTCAGTCGACTTCTTCGCGGCCTCGAGCTCGTCGAACCGCTTTGCTTTCTCGGCGTTCTCCTTGGCGCGCTTCTCCCACTGGCGGGAGCGTTTCTTCCATTCGGCGGTGTCGGGGCCCTTCTCGGGCTCTTCGGCTGCTTCGAGGGCGTCCTCGTCGGCCTCAGGGGCCGGGTCGGTGTCTGCTTCTGCGGGGTTCTCGTCCGTTGCGGGCGGGTCCTCGTCGTCGTGACGGGCGAGGGAGAACCACGGGATGGTGGGCGTTTCGCCCTGGTCATGCGCCATGCGGCGCTCCTTTCTGGGGACTCGGCTGACCCTCGTCAGCCGTCCGACCGGCGGGGCCGGTCGACGATGTAGCCGTGCCTGCGCAGCAGCCGGATCGCGTGGGCTTGGTCGCGGGCGATCTGGTAAATCGACTCAGGCATCATCCGGGGGGCACTACCGCCGCCGGGGAGACGAACGGGGCGGCCTTCGAGCGTGATGAACGTGTCCTGGCCGAGGACGTTCACGGTCCTCAGGCGCCCCCGGCCGGTCTGGAGGAACTCGTCGGCGTCCAAACCGATGCCGCGCGCGCGGGTCCTGGCACGGTTCGACACCGCCCCAGTCAGGCCCGCGGCTTTCCTGCGGGCGTTCACCACCGACGCAATATCGGCGCCGTCGCGGATCGCCTGGGCGCCCGCGATGGTGAACGCCCGGTCCTGCTCCTCGCGGGAGAGGGACTGGAAGTAGTCCTTGGGGTCGGTCCGGTGCTCGTAGCCGCGGGTGCGGGTCGTCGGCATCGAAATGCAGTCGCACCCGGGGTGGCGGCGGAACGCAGTGGACCAGGCGCGGTCGTCGCCGGCGAGGATCACGCACCGCGAACAGGAGGGCGGTGTCAGCACCCGCACGTACGTGGTCACCTTCCTGGTGGTGGAGGCGACCGAGTCGGCGGCCCTGAACGCGTCCGCGACCTGCGTGCGGGTGAGCATCTCCAAATGCGTGTACCCGACCTGCATCGCTCGAGACTGAGAGGTGCCTTCCGCGAGCGCCCGGACTGTTTGGAGCGCTGGCTGGAGCAGCAGTGTCGGGAGCGGCCGCCCGTCCGAAGCGACGCCGACGAGCGCCCACGGGTTCAACAGTCCCTCGATGGGTTTCGTGATGTCCTGCTGGCCGAGGGCGGCGTCCGTGTACGCCTCGGCGGTCTGCGCCGCCAGCAGCTGCACCCCGGCGAAGAGCGTCAGGAGCCTCGGGAGGACGTCCTGCCACGAGGCGATGATCCGGCCGGGATCGACGCCCCGCCACAGTCGCCGGCCTTCCGAAACGACCGCTGCAGAGCTGCGTTTCAGGACCGTGATGCGGTCGCTACTGGCCTTCAGCGGGGTCATCGGTGTCCTCGGCGGCGATCATCTGCGCCGGGCTCATCTGGAGGCCCCGGCCGATCTGCGCCACCGGGTCGTTCAGGAGCGCTTCCTTGTCCTCTTCCTGCATGTGCTTGATCTGCGTGTCGGAGTAGCCCACGTCCACGCGGGCCTGCCGAAGCGTCGAAATGCCGACCGTGTACTTCTTCACGGCCGCATCGGCCATCTGCGAAATCGTCGGCGTCGAAGCGTCGCGCCACACCGTTTCCATGCGGGCCAGGCCCGTCACGTCCCGGCCGGTGACCGCGAGGGCCTTCCGCTGGGTCGTCTCCCAGTCGCCGCCGAACGCCCGCTGGCGCCGCTCGGCGCGCTTGATCAGCCGTGATTCAGAGGAGCGGATCGCGTCGGCAGAGGCGGGGTTCCCGTCCGAGAACCCCATGTAGTGCGGGGGCAGCGCGCCGAGCGCGCCGCACAGCCGCGCGAGCAGGTTGAGGGTGTCGTGGAAGTTCTTCAGGGCCGCCTCGGGGAACTGGCCGACCTCGGCGCCCTCGTCGGTGCGCTTCTCCGAGGCCCAGATCCGCCCCGCGACCTTCGACCACGACGAGATCTTGTTGCCGTGCTCGTCGACGAAGTCCTCAGGCCCGAAGCCCAGCGCCCACCTTCGGGGCATCGCGTGGAACTCCGCGGACACCATCATGTCGGTCGCGATCTTGCAGGCCGCGTCGGAGATCGGGATGATCGACGCCAGTTCGGAGCGTCCGAAAGCGCCGCTACCGCGCAGCCGCGGCTTGTTGATCAGCGGCGTGACGGGGTTGAAGTCCATGCCGTGCTCGTCGGGCTTCCCGTCGGCCACCCAGTCGTCGCCCTCGCGCACCCACCAGTACGTGGCCCCGAGGACATACAGCGTGGCGTGGTCGATCCGGTCCTTGCCTTCGCCCTCGCACCAGAACTTCGCGGCGTCCCGCACCTTGCGGGTGCGGGGGTCGTTCTCGTGCACGACCTCGAACGGCGACTCGACGGTGATCAGCGGGGCCTCGTCCTCGTCGGCGTCCTCGTGGGTGCCGACGATGGTGTAGGCGCGGCGGCACGCCAGCGCCTCCTGGTGGCCCATCTGCGAATTCTCGTCGAGGTCATTGCGCTGCCACTGGTCCCACAGCTGGTCTTCGAGCTTGTCGTCGCCCCAGACGCGGAACCCTTCCACGTCGAGACGGTCGCCGAGGGAGTCGACGACGAGTTCGGGCCAGTTGACGACGACCTGCTTGAGCCGGTCGTCGAGGTCGGCTTGAAGCTCAGGGTGCAGGTAGGAGAGCGGCTGCGTGCCCTCGTAGTAGGAGTTGAGGGTCTCCAGTTCGGGCAGTTGCTCCTGGTGCGCCCGTTCGAGGCGTTTAAGGACGTCGACCGGCTCTGGCACGCCACGCTCCTTCCTATCGGAGGACGAGCATGCGTCCGTTGGAGCGGCGCATCTGGCCTGCGGCGATCGCGTCGAGCCGGGCCTGCCAGGACAGGCAGCCCGCCATGGCGAGGTCGATGAATTTGAGCGAGTCGGGTCGTTCCTTGTAGATCGTCCACAGCGGCGTGTCGTCGTCGTCGAGGACCTTCAGGTGCCCTTTGCGGGCGTTCGCGATATGCCGAGCCAGGTCGGGGTCGCCGGAGTGCGTGAGGTCGCCGGAGTCGATCGCGGTCCGGTACGCCCTCATGGCCTGGCCGATCTGACGGGGCCGGTTCGTGTACCACTCCAGGACCTTCTTGGTCCCGTACTTCCCCGACCACCGGGATACGTTCGCTTCAAACCGCGGCGGGTCCGGGTAGAACCGCGCCACCTTCCACCGGGTGAATGCCTCGTCGACGGCGCCGTCCACATCTTCGTCGAGGACTTCCCACTCCTCAGCGGGGACATCATCGGGTTTCTCCCAGAGCGCGGTCACCCACTGGTGGCCGGTCTCCAGGTGCGTCGCGACCAAGCCAGCCGCGTCACGCCAGCGCGCGCCGTCGAAACCGAGCGCGATCTGCTCGCCGTCGGCGATGACCAGCTTCGGTGCGGCGAGATCAGCCCACCGAACCGGATTGAACGCCTGGTTCGAGGAGGCGACCCAGCGGTTGAGCCAGACCCGCTCAAAGTAACTCTTGTCGGTGTCGGCCTGGTGGTACAGCGACACGATCGAATCGATGTCCGACCACGCCGCCACGACAGGACCAGACGCCTCGACGATAGCGTCCCGCAGACCCTCGTCGGTGCCGATCTCGTGGCCCTGCGAGGCTTCACGGTGGAAGTAGAACAGGGTCGGGTCCGTCGCCTTACCAGTCGCGACCTGCTCGGCGTATTCCTTCTCGGTCTCCGCGACCGACCGCTCCCCAGGGACACCCGCGGTCGTCGTCGACAGCGACCAGGGGTCGGCGATCGGGCGCTTCGGGATGTTCTGCAGCATCGTCTGATGTGCCCCGACCAGCTTCGGGAGCGTCATGCGGTGGGTCTCGTCGAAATGCTGGAACGTCGTCCGCGCGCCGTCACGCGAGTTCGGGGCCGCCGCCAGAGCGACCGCTTTGCCGTCCCCGCCCCAACGACGGATCCGCTCCAGCGTCGGGTCGAACAGGTCCGCGTCCGGGCCGTCGGAGACCATCACATACAGGGCCGCGTACGCGAGCTCCTCGGTCTGTTCCTCGGTGTAGGCCACCATCGGGATGTACGGGTCGCGCACCGGGCGGCCGACAGGGTTCCCGTACGCGTCCCAACCGTCACAGCGAACTGGACCCTCAGGGTGCAGCTCCGCGAACGCGATCCAGGCCGCTTTCTCGGTTTTCGCCGTGCCCTTCCGCAGGCTCAGCACCACTCGCTTGAAGCGGCGCTTCCCGGCCTTCGGGTGCCACTGCGGGTACACCTCGTAAGCCCGGTAGATCAAGGCCCTGGTCTCATCGTCGACGATCGCCGGTTCGCCCCGGAGGTCGCCGGGGCCGAACGTGCAGCGTTCCTCGATCAGGTCGCAGATCTGCGGCCCGAGTGTCGGCCAAGGGTCAAGGTCAAGCGGCGGGACGATCAGCCCCGTCACCGCACCGCCTGAAGGTAAGCGGTCCGGGGGTCGGCGACCGGTTCACCGGTCTCGGTCTTCGGAGCCGTGGAGGACTTCCGCTTGCGGGTCTTCTCCTCGGCCTCCTCGCCGCGGTCGATCTCCCACTGCAGCCGGCGCCGGTCGATCGGCGTCAAGCCGAAGCACTGCCGCTGCAGACGGATCTCCGCCGACAGCTTCGACCGCTCCGACGACGACTCAGCCTTCCAGAAGTCGTCCACCAGGACGGCCAGCGCGAACAGGCCGTGCTTGTCAGAGTCGTCGAACTCCGGGGCCATCGGCGACGCCCAAATGTCCCGCCACCACGACTCGGTCAGCCAGTCCCAGTCCCTGCCCTTCGGCAAGAGCGGCGCTTTCACGTCGTGAACCACCGAAAGGGTGGCCCTCGTGGACGTCGAGTTCCGTCGGGCGGGATTGTTCTTCGGATTCGGGCCAGGCATGACGCCCTCCTCTGTTGCAGAGAGTGAAATCCGGCCGCCAAGACGGGAATGATTCCCGAAATTCCGTTACGGAAAGTGACGGCCGAAAGTCGAGGAACCCGTACGCAGGTATATCTACCTCCCCCGCGGTCCTCTACGGGGTGGCGTTGGGGGTAACCCCCCGGGTTTTCGTCACAGTGAGTGACGGTTACTCGGTGTAGTGAAAGCTCGATGCGTGCTTGCTCGTGTTCGCCCGTTGCGGGATGTTGAACGCGAACGTTGCATGCATCGATGGTCTTGCGCTCGTGTGGTCAGGTGTTCCATCCGCCTGGCTGGTGTCGTGCTGTCTGCCAGCCGTGGCATGAGGCGCATAGGCCCCGCCCGTGGCGTGGGTCGTCGGGGTCTTGGTGCTCGGCTACGAGTTGGCGTCGGTCTTTCGGCCAGTGGTCGGCGACGGTGGAGGGTTGGGTGCAGGGCTGGCTCTCGTGTGCTTGGTGGTCTGGTGTGCACTGGCATTGCGGGTGCTGGGCGAGTACGCCTGCCCTGAACCGCTTGGTGTGTGCGGTGCCGTACCCGCGCTGCCGTGCGGTACCTCGCTTGGAGTCTGCTTGCGCTGCGTGCCTGGCGCAGCGTGCAGCTCCTGCGGGGATGGGGGTGGTGCACCCGGGTGTGGGGCAGGGGTGCATGGCACGGGGCATGGCTACAGGCTGGTGATGACAGGCAGGGCGTAGGCGAGCAGTGCCGTTGCTGCACCGAGGAGCGCGAGACTGACTCGAGTGCGGATGCCGAATGCGGCGATGGTGATCAGCACGACCGCGGCGATGTACAGGAGTCCTTGGATGGTGCCCATGTCGTCTCCTATGCGTTGACGAGTTGGCGTGAGCGGCGGTGCGACCGTTGAGTCTTGGCCCGTGTCTGCTGCTCGGCGATGACGAGCTCGGTCTCATCGAAGAGGCGGGCGCCGCTGGTGTTGAAGCCGATCAGGGTGAGGTGCTGGCGCTGGCCGTCTGGGCTGATCCAGCCTCTGGTGTGCCACATGAGGACCGTGGTGCGTTTGACCTTGTAGCGTTGCGCGGCTTGGCTTGCGGTGAATGCGGCCATGGTCGACTCCCCGGATACGACGAAACCCCGCCTGCGAGAGACGGGGTTGTCGATGGTCTGTGTGCACATGAGGAGCAATTCTCAATATACGGTGTCACACGAGATCCGCCAAGCGGTTCCGTGAGCTATCTTGCCGGTGTCAAGCCATGGAGTGCTACTGGGTGTTCTGCCAGTTGATGACGTCGCCGAGGCGGACGAGTTCGTCAACTTCGAGGTCACCAGCGGGGATGCGCTGCACGACCGCGCCTTTGACGGTAATGATGAGTTCGTCGGCGGTGAGCTGCGCGCGGGCGTCTCTGCTGTGGATGCCGTATCCAGCGAAGAACGGAGCGGGGTCGAACGGGTGAGGTAAAGGCATTCGACCAGGTTACCGAACCGATCTCATGTGGGCATCACCCGAACGGACCCGCTGCTCAAGCCACGGCCCAGTCGGCGCGCTCTGGACGGCGTTCTGTGAGTGCCGCCTTCGTGTACTGCTTCCACGTCATCCGGTACCCGCAGCCGCCCTTGGCCTTGACGCACTCAACCTTGTTGAGGGACGCCGCGCCCGCCAAGGCAGCCTCGCCGCAGTCGGGGCAAGCGATCGTGGACCGCAGGAAGAACCCCTTCATCTCCACCCACTGCCGGTACTCGCCGGGCTTGTAGAGCTTCCCGCAGCCGCCTTTATCGGGGATGCACTCGGTGAAGTCGCCGACGTCGAACAGGGCCATGAGATCGCAGCGGGCGCATTCGATGCCGTCTTTGTGCTCATCATCGCCGGGGAGGTCGCCGTTCGCTGCTCTGAGTGCCCACGCGGTGCGGTGGAGGTCTTGCGAGAAGTCGTTCAGGGCGGGGTGTTCAGCGGCCGCCCAGCCAAGGCGGTCGCGCAACCACTCGGCGAGGCGCGGCACGGTCGGCAGCGGACGGGCTTCACCCTTGCCGCGGAGGTCGGCCCAGTCGGACGCCCACGAGTCCAGGACCGTAGCGACCGAGACGAACCCGGACTGGTCGCTGTAGACGTCCTTTACTGCTCCGAGGTTGGCTGGCCCGATCAGGTCGAGGACCGGGACCCTGACCCCAAGGGACTGCTCGGAGGACCCGGAGACGCGGGCTTGCCCGCTCCCTGAGCCGGGGGCCGCGGACAGCATCGACCATTGGGCGGGGATGACTTCGAGCGCCCGGTCGGTGCGCGTGTAGTGGCCTTCGCAGACCTGCATGCCGGGCATGGCCCAGTTCCGTTCGCGGGCTTGGCCGTCACGGTCGGTGTCGGTGCAGAGGACGCACTTCGTGCCGCGGGTGGTGTTGTGTTCCATGGTTTCCTCCTCGAAATGTGCGAGGGGTGGACGATCGATTCACGAGTTACGGGGTTCGGATGCGGCAGCGTCTACGGTTTGATGGCGCCGACGTCGCTGGTGTGGAATTCGGCGGCGCTCGCCCAGTTCAGTTCGGGTCGGGCTTCGCTGGACTGCTGGAACCAGTTGTTGACGTGCTCGTTGATGGTGCGGCCGTCGGGGATGGCCTTGACATCGTTCTCGTAGGCCGATGCGGTGGGACCGGCGTAGAACCTGTTTTGGCAGGTGAGCGAGCAGTAGTCGAGGGACGGCCCGTCCGAGGGGATCGGGCTGCCGCAGATGCACTTCG